TACGGTGACGATATCTCATTGGATAATTCAGCTAATAGTATTAAGCGCGATTGGATTCGCAGGTTTAATAATTTTGCAGACAACTATCTTAAGTCTGATGTAAAAATGGCTGAATATTGCTTAAAGGATTCTCATCTATTACATAAGTGGGAAAAGATTAATAAAAACTTTGTACCAATTGTATGGACAGATGATCTTACTGAAAAGAAATATACTGACGTAGATACTATTGGAGCTGTCGCCTGCCAGGGCGGTGCGTGTGAGATTGACTTTTAATGGATACCTATGCAATAGAATGTGATGTATGTGATGCAGAATGCCATATAGTATCAAAAGAACAGCCAGAGTATTGCCCATTTTGTGGTACAGAAACTAGACCAATTTTACTTGACATGGAAGATGAAGACTGATAAATAATAGTATGTGGTATTATGATAATATATTATATGATGAAGTTCCAAAAGAATACATTGGATTTGTCTATCTTATAACTGATTTGCCTACTAATAAAATGTATGTTGGTAAGAAATTATTCTGGAATACTCGTAAGCTTAAACCTCTGAAAGGTAAAGCACGGCGTAGGATCCAGGTTGTTGAATCGGATTGGAAAACATATTATGGTTCAAATGAGGAACTTCAGCAGTTGGTTGAAAACTCTCATGCCGAAAGATTTGAAAGAGAAATATTATATCTTTGTGCTAAAAAAGGTGAAATGTCTTATTTAGAAGCAAAAGAACAGTTTGATCGTAATGTCTTATTGAGTGATGAATATTATAATAACTTCATCGGATGTAAGATCCATGGAAAACATGTAGCTGGATTAAAATGATATTACAGGTAACAGAAAAAGCAAAAGCGTATCTCAAGAGCGCTGGAAAACCAAATGTATCACTCGCTGTCAAAGGCGGAGGATGTTCAGGATTTCAGTACGAGTGGGGAATCACAGACAAAGAAGCTACAGTCGAAAACCTATGGTTAGATCCTATGGCTGAAATGTTTGTATTTGGTTGCACAGTTGATTATATAGAAGAATTAGGAGGTTCGTACCTCAAAGTATTAAACCCAAATGCGACTGCACAATGCGGTTGCGGAGAAAGTTTCGGAGTCTAAAATGTATGAATATAAATGCGAACTAGATAGAGTTGTAGATGGTGACACAGTTGATGTGGATATTGATCTGGGCTTTGGCATCTGGTTAAGAAAAGAACGTGTACGAGTCATGGGTATCGATACTCCTGAATCACGTACATCTGATCCTATAGAGAAAATCTTTGGTAAAGCAGCATCTGCAAGATTAAAAGAATTAATTGAACACGATTGTATATTATGTACAACCAAAGATCGATCTGGTGAAGACGAACGTGGTAAGTTTGGTAGAGTATTAGGTGACTTTAAACTAGCTGATGGCAGAATGGTTACTGATGTACTAATCGGTGAAAGACATGCTGTGGGTTACCACGGTGGATCTAAGGACGATATGGTAGAACAGCATATGGCCAATAGAAAGTTTCTTATAGCTGGTGGAATAGTTACTTTACCTGAATAAATGCAGCCTACATTAGAAGAATTCTTTTCACGGGCTTGGGTAGTACAATCTAAAAGTTCTAAATCAATAAACATGGATATATCTAATAGATGTACTCTTGCATGCCCGTCATGTCAAAGAGAACAGCACTTAAGGGTATATGGTAAGGTATTAGGCGAAGCTTTAAGCATAGCTGATTTTGAGAAGTATTTAAAACACTTTAATAGATTTACATTTAGTGGGCAAGTATCAGATCCAGTTATGCATCCGCATTTTAAAGAAATACTACGTAAAGTTATTGAGTACAAAGCTCATGCAACGGTTCATAATGCTGCCACACATAGACCAATGAAGTGGTATAAAGACATATTTGAACAATGCTCTCATAAAAATATAATTTGGTATTTTGCATGTGACGGATTACCAAAGGATTCATCAAAATATAGACGGCGACAAGATGGTGAAAAGATGTTTGAAATAATGAAGCTAGCTAGACAATACATGCCAAATATTGTATGGAAATATATTGTATTTAAGTATAATCAAAACGATATTGAGACATGTAAGAGTATGGCATTAGATTTAGGAATAACATTTAATCTAGTTTATTCTAATAGATGGCCACGGTTACCAGAAGAATTAAAGCCTGAATTAGAATTTCAAGCTGATATTCCAATGTGGAATAAAACATGGCATCCAAATGTTTAAACCAGTATGCTTAGAAAATACAGAACAGTCTGGTACAACGATAATAGACAATAAAGTTATAGCCAAAAGCCGTAGAGAAGGGTTTGCTCATTGTGCTCGAGGGTTTTTAATTCCATGTTGTTTATTAGATGGCGCACATAATGACTTTGATCCAATGTATACTGCTTTATTTAAAGATGATTTAAAATTAAGTAACAATGAGTCTATAGAAGATATATTATTATCTGATGAATGGATAGCATTTGGAAAAGCTGTAATTAAAGGTGTACACGAAGGTATAGAACATGCTCCTTTGAGCTGTCAAAAAACTTGTGGCAATACTAAATAAAAGGTGTACAATCATTTTAAACTGTGATATAATAATATCAAAGGAGTGATAAATGATTATTATAGATTATAATGGTATTGCAATAGCTAATATTATGGTTCAGAAACTAGCAATAGATGAGAACATAATACGACATATGATACTGAATTCGATTCGTATGTATAGAACTAAATTCAATAAACAATATGGCGAGGTTGTTATATGCTCAGATGCAGGTGGCAACTGGCGTAAGAAGGTATTTCCACAATACAAAGCATCGCGTAAGAAAACAAGAGATAAATCATCTGTTGATTGGACTGAGGTATTTCGTATTACCTCTATGATACGTGAAGAAATCAGAGAAAACTTCCCATATAAAGTAATGCATATCGAAGGCTGCGAAGCCGATGATTGTATTGCTCAGCTTGTAGAAGAGACACAAGAGTTCGGTAAAGCTGAAGATGTAATGATTGTATCAAGCGATAAAGACTTTGCACAGCTTCAACGCTATTCAAATGTCAAACAGTTCTCACCTATGGGTAAGAAATTCATTGTAGAAAAGAATCCTCGTACTACATTACAGGAACATATTCTACAAGGTGACACATCAGATGGTGTGCCAAATGTGCTATCAGCAGATAATACATTTACAGAAGGTCTAAGACAAACGCCACTTCGTAAGAAGCTGCGTGAATTATTAGTCGAAGATCCAAGGTCTCAAGGAGACGAAATATATCGTAACTATTTACGTAACAAAAAGATGATAGATCTGCGAGAATGTCCAGACACAGTAAAAACTGGTATTATAAATACGTTTGAAGGCCAAGATCCATGGAGCAATAAAAGTAAAGTGTTTCCATATCTAGTCTCTAAACAATGCAGATTATTGCTTGAAAATGTACAGGAATTTATTTGATGACTAAAGTTAGAATACCCCCAAATCCACTTATATATGAGATACTTGAAGCTGCTGGTAAAGCCAGAAGCAAAGTAGAGAAAATAGAAATACTACGTAAATATGAAACATGGGCACTCAAAGACGTTCTCAGAGCTTCATTTGATAAGGCAGTAGAATTTACAGTCCCGGCCGGAGCTCCTCCATATGAACCTAATTTACCTGAAAGTACTCCATCTAATCTACTTAGAAAGAACACAGACTTTCAATATATCGTAAAGGGTGGCACTGGTGATACTTTGCCGGCTTTCAAACGAGAGAAGCTTTACATAGGATTATTAGAATCAATTCACCCCAAAGATGCAGAGGTTGTAATTAATATGGTAAATAAAAAGAAACCAGCAAATGGCGTTACTGAAAAAGTAGTCAAAGAAGCATTTCCGAATCTAATAAAATGAAGTCAGAACGTATTGCAAAATCTGAAGCAGCTCGTACGCGAAGAAGTAAACTCAAAGAAATCGTTTATGAAAAAACTCAGCGCTTATATGCTAAGCTTCGTAAAATAAGAAAGTCTAAATAAAAGGTGTACATTCATTTTTAATCATGATACAATAATACTATGAATATTTTTATACTAGATAAGAACCCAATCAAGGCTGCTCAGCTTCAATGCGATAAGCATGTAGTCAAAATGATTGTAGAATCAGGACAAATGCTGTCAACTGTACATCGTATGGTTGATGGCAAGATGGAACGCAGACCATCAAAATCAGGTAGTATGTTACAATACTACAAGCATCCAAATGCTCATCTCGAACGTACGCTATATAAAGCATGTCATTACAATCACCCATCAACTGTATGGACACGCGAATCAATACAAAACTATATATGGCATTACGATCATTTCTATGCATTGTGTCACGAATATACTTATCGCTATGGTAAGATTCATGCAACACAGACAAAGCTAGAAGAAGTCTTATCAATTCCCCCTACAAACATTCCACATATAGGTCTTACACCATTCAAGCTTGCAATGGCTGCATTTCCTCAATGTATCGTCGAAGATCCTGTACAATCATACAGAAACTTCTATCAAACAAAACAAGAGAGGTTCAAAATGGTATGGACCGATCGACCAGTACCGGAGTGGTTTAATGAATTACGTAGTGCATGATAGACCAGTAGTAATATCAGAAAATCTATTTACAAGAGCATGTGATCATGGTTTCAATCAGGCATTTGGCCTTATGCATCAAAATGATTTATTGGTTGATATACACTTTATTGATGAGAAAGGCGAAGGCGGTGGTACAATTGATACACGTCAAGAAGAAGATGCAATACTCATCGAAATCAATAAACATCAAAGCGTCAATAATATACTACTTACATTGTTCCATGAAATAAAACATGTAGAACAGATTGCGTGTGGTGACTTAAAAGAAAGCATATATAAAGGTGTAGATACCAAAACATATGAGTATGATTCGCGACCTCATGAACAGGATGCATGGGAATTTGAGAAGATCGCAATGATAACATTCTTAGAACTAGTTGGAGAAATGGGCAATGCCTAGTTATACCCTAAGAAATATTAAAACTAAAGCAGAAACAGATGTGTTTTGTTCCTGGACTGAGCTACAAGAGCTCTTGAAAGAAGATAATAATCTAATTCAGAAATTAGCAGTTCCTAAGATTATCTCAGGAGTTGGCAGTGTATTAAGTAAAACAGATGATGGTTGGAAAGATAATTTGAAAAGAATTAAATCCGGTTCTGGTAAACACAATACTATAAACGTATAGGAATATTTGGTAATGTTTGTTCATGAAAAGATAGAGATTGGTTATGACGATCTTGAAGTAGAGACCGGTAAGAACGGTAGAAAATATGTAACTCCAACCGGAGAATCGTATCCTAGTATTACAACAGTACTTAGTGTACTAAGCCGAGATAGTATCGCTGCATGGCGTGCACGTGTAGGTGAAGAAGAAGCGAATAAGATATCTCATAAAGCAACAACTCGTGGTACAGCCGTGCACGACCTTGTTGAGAAGTATCTTGATAATGAAAAACTACCAGAAGTCATGCCGCATATTACAGCAAGCCTTACTAATCTTAAACCAAGCTTAAATCGTATTGGTAAGATATTTGCACAAGAAGCTCCGCTATATAGTAAGCATCTTGGCGTAGCCGGTCGAGTAGACTGCGTTGGCGAGTTTGACGGTGTACCTAGTATTATTGATTTTAAGACAAGTAAGAAGCCTAAAAAAAGAGAATGGGTTACTAATTACTTTATGCAAGAAGCAGCATACGCTATCATGTGGGAAGAACGAACTGGTATGCCAATTACAAATCTCGTGACTATAATGGATATAGACAACCAAGAGCCTATGGTTTATATAGAACACAGAGATAATTGGACAACATCACTACTAGAGACAATCGAACTATATCACCTAAAACAGCGGCAACGTCCTTTATAGGACTGTAACATTTTTGTTACACCTTTAATTAAAGTATATTTTGTAGTGTACATCTGATATGTATCGTGTTATATTGAACTATATAACATAGGAGGCTTCATGCCAAACACTAACTTTTCAATTAATCTAGATATCGATTCTGACACTATTAAACAATTACCATCTTTAACAAAACCCTTTAACACATTCTTTTCTTTAATCACTAAAACCGGCCCCGCCGGCGGAAATCCTATTTACAAATTCTCTTCAAACTCAAAATCTGATCTTGAATTATTTTTAAATACAAACTACCATATAATTTCACCTACTTCTGGCATCATTTCTATACCTGTATCATAAATATCACATAAAATAACAAAATGCATTAATTTGCATTTTGTTATGTACATATCATATGTTTCGTGTTATAGTGTATATAGAGTTAATAAAAAGGAATAAAATATGACTGAACTATCTAAAACTTACACCTACAATGTAGTTGCTGAAAATCCAAGTACTGGCGATTTTTATGTTAGTGAATCTAATATCGAATCTAAAGCTCAAGCTTATCATTTGTTTGATGTACTTGTTTCACACAACAAATACACTTCTGTACGCGTAGATCGTACTACAGTAACTGTCAATGCTCTACCTAATCATGAAATAGAAGTTCTTGTTTCTGACCGTTGGTTAAACAAACATTATGGCAGTCATATAACTATTGACAAAGGTGTTCAACAGTTTGATTCATTTAGCGGTTTACAACGTCATTAAGACGTGTTATAATATTAATATAAAGGAATATATTATGGAAATTAGTGGTTTATCACCTTATCAAATACAGATAGTCAAAAAAGCTATGCACACTTGGATACAGGCACATCCCTATGTTGATGAAGATCCATCACATCAAGAGCTTGTAGATTTTGTAGATCTACAAGTTGATGAGCAAATGGAAGGCGGCGCATGGAAGCGTCGAATACGTGAGAAAGGTTTCGTTATATGAACTCATACAAAAGATTATCTAGACATAAAATCCTAACGGACTGTGATGGCGTACTCATGAATTGGGAATACGCCTTTACTTGTTGGATGGAATCACGTGGATACGAATCTCAGAAGACTGGGATGGAATATGATATGTGTGATCGTTATGGCATAACTCGTACAGAATCTAAAGGTCTTGTAAAGCATTTTAATGCAAGTGCTGCAATGGGTTTCTTACCTCCTTTACGTGATGCAATGCATTATGTACGAAAGTTACATGAAGAATGTGGATTTACATTTCATATGATTACTTCATTGTCACTAGACAAACATGCATGTAGATTACGTCGTATGAATACTGAAAAGTTATTTGGCGAAACAGCCTTTGAAGATTATACGTTTCTTGATACTGGAGCAGACAAAGATGATGCTTTAGATAAATATAAAGATACTGGTATGATATGGATCGAAGATAAAGTCGAGAATGCAAATCTCGGTGCTAGCTTAGGTCTTGATACATTGCTCATAGAACATGGGCATAATATGAATCGTGACTTACACGAAAATGTAACTGTAGTAAAAGACTGGAAAGAAATATATGCATATCTCAATGGGTAATTACCTAAATCTTCGATATCAATGGGAAGAACTTACGACTGGTTTTAAACTAAAAAGTCCAGCCGGAACTGTTGATAATCTAAAACATTTCGTGCGATACGGGCATAAGAGTAATCGCTTTCGGCCAGGTTATGACGAGAGTATTGCTATTGCAAAAAGCATTATAAATAAGGATATATTATGAGAGTCATAAACAAAATCATCATTGGAACAGGATTAGCATTTGGTGCCGGTTTCATTGGCCAAAAAGCAACTGCAGCAGAGTATGGTAGAATCGTATCTGTGCAGCACAACTATGTGTATGTTACTACATACATACCGCATCAGCACTGCAGACAAGCTCCTGATCCAGGTAATGTTTTACTTGGCATAATATTAGGTGGAGTCTCTGGTAAAGTAATAACTGGAGAAGATG